ATTTATTGTCAACCTTAGGATTCAAGCGTAGGGCATTGCGATAAATACTATTATGCCAAAGTTATCCTTATACCGCCCAAATAAACAGAATGATTATCGTTTCTTTGATAGAACAATATCCGAAGAATTACGTGTTGGCGGCACGGATTTATACATTCATAAATATTTAGGTCCTACAGATCAAGGCCCTAGTATTGATTATACTCAACCTCAATATGAAACAATGAGTCCTGTTAATATTCAGGATTTATTATTCCTAGAGAATAGAGATAGAACATATGATCCAAACATTTATCGTTTACGTGGTCACTATAATGTACAAAATTTAGACTTTGATTTAAGTCAGTTTGGTTTATTCTTAAACAATGATATTGTATTCATCACCGTTCATTATAACGATATGATTGATATTGTTGGTCGTAAATTAATGGTAGGTGATGTATTAGAATTACCTCACTTACTAGATTATAATCCATTAAAAGAAACTATACCGGTTGCATTAAAACGATTTATGCAAATCACTGATGCTAATTATGCGTCAGAAGGGTTTAGTCAAACTTGGTTCCCGCATTTGTGGCGCATTAAATGTGAACCATTAGTTGATAGTGAAGAATTTAGTCAGATATTACAAGAGCCTATTAACCAAGATAATTATCTTGGAGTATGGGATATAACTAAACCATATCCAGAAGGATATATTATTAGTTATGGTGATAAGAATTATATTTCTATTGCTGATGTTCCTGCAGGTACTAATCCACCTAATACAACATATTGGAGATTAACTGAAGAACAAAATCTTAAAGATATTCTTGGTACCTATAATAGGAATATTGCGATTAATAATGCTAACCTTGAAGAGGCAAAACGTTTACTACCTAAATCAGGTTACGATAACAGCAATTTATACATTGTACCAACATACGGTGAATACAGTTCTGATGGTGTATTGTCAGGTAAGTACGATCAGCCGGCACCCCCTGTTAATATAGTAACAAGTGCGGCAAGCACCGGTGCACCTAATCCAGTAGTAGAAATTTTTACTAGTACCGAATATGTGAACGATAGTCCTTATCTACGCATACCGGCTGCAACAATTGCATTCATTAAAGATAACATTTTAGATGTAGCGTTCCCTGGAATTCCATCTGCACCTGTACCAACTAATGTAATTACTACAACTAGCACAACTAATCAAACTATGTTATTGTCTGCAATGAGTTTTGCGGCGCCAATGACAGATGGCGGCTCTGGTTCAGTACAAGCAGAAATGGTATTGACTATTGATAGTATGATGACTATTACAGGACCATATGGTACTGCTGACAATACATACTCAACTGCTGACCAAAATCCAGAAGCACCCGGATTTACTGATGAGATAACACCGGTAATGGATTTTAGAGCAGACTGTGATCCTAGATTCCAATTCATTGCACGTAGTAGTCCACGTAGCTTTGGTTATACAACAAGTTACTTGTCAGGTGATGGACAAGCACCAAATGGATTCCCAACAGGTGCAGGCATTAGCTTCCCGCAGAATCCACAAGTTGGAGATTACTTCTTACGTATTGACTATCTACCCCAACTGTTATATCGTTGGGATGGTCAGTTATGGGTTAGAATTAGTGAGAATGTACGTACGGATACTGGATTGATTGATGATGATAAGACACAAACAGCAAGCTTCATAAATAACAGCAACGTTACAGTAACAACGTCGGGAGCAGTAATTCCGCAGAAACAAGCATTGTCTACTATGTTGACGATTGCTCCAGATCCTTTACCACCAGTAGCATAATATGGCACAATTTTTTTACGATAATCAGATACGCAGATTTTTAATTCAGTTTGCAAAAATCTTTAGTTACTGGGAAGTTACTAAAGGTAAAGACCCTGCAGGAAATGAGATTCTTGTGCGTGTACCTATCATGTACGGAGATAGTAGTAGACAAGCAAGTGCTATCATTGCTAATAACAGTGGAAGTAATTTACCAAGTGCACCGTTGATTACCTATTATATTAGTGGATTAGAGTACGACCAAAAACGTACACAGGATCCTACGTATGTAGATAGAATTAATGTTAGACAAAGAACTTTCAATACTGAAACAGGGCAATATGAAAGTGTTCAAGGACAAGCATTTACAGTTGAAAGACTAATGCCTGTACCATACACATTACGAATTACAGTAGACTTTTGGACTACAAACTATCAACAAAAATTAGAATTGATTGAACAACTAGGCACATTGTTTAACCCATCAATGGAGATTCAATCTACTGATAACTTTATTGATTGGACTAGCTTAAGTGTTGTATATCAAGATGGTTTAACATTCAGTAGTCGTAGTATACCACAAGGTACAGGCAATCCTATTGATGTAATGAGTTGGAAGTTCTACATGCCGATCTGGTTAAGTAATGCGGCCAAACTTAAAAAGATGGGTGTTATTGAAAAAGTTATTGCAAGTATTTTCAAGGGCACTGCATTACAAGATATTCAAAATGATGATTTACTATTAGGCACTCGTCAAAAGATTACACCATATGGATATAAAGTATTACTAATGGGTAATAGACTTCAGTTGTTGCCTGCAGATAATAATAACTTTGTGAGCAATGTTGATTTGAATTACCCTGAGCCACCTGATACAAGTTTATATTGGACAAGCTTATTGAATGTGTATGGTACAATAAGACCAGGCATATCACAAATATGGTTACAGAATCCCTACATGAATACTGATATTGTGGGTACTATTGTACCAGATCCAACTGATGATAGATTGTTGATTTACGATATTGATACAGACACATTACCACAGAATACATTAAGTCCTGTTAATAGTGTAGTGAATCCATTAGTATCAGGACCCAATGCAGGATTACCCGGACCTGTTAACGGGGTCCGTTATTTACTAGTTGAATCTGTAGGTAGTGCCGGCAGCCCAACTGTTGCATGGGGTGAACTAATTGCAAATGCAAACGACATTGTAGAATATGATGCTACCTCTGCGTCATGGTATGTCAGTTTTGACAGTCAAGTGTCTACTACAGTTGAGTATGTAACCAATTTAACTACATCAATTCAATATCGTTACACCCCCGACGGTGTTTGGATGAAGTCGTATGAAGGTTGGTACGCTCAAGGGGATTATTCTATCGTCATCTAATACTGTGATAAATCATAGTATGAGCAACACTAGCGCAGGCGTTTTCTTTTACTCTAAAAGAACACAACGCTATCTTTATCTATTAAGAACGGACAACAAAAACCCAGGCAACTGGGGAATTCCGGGCGGTAAGGTAGAAAACGATGAGACACTTATGGAGGGTGTTGAACGTGAGTGTATGGAAGAAATTGGTTACTTCCCAAAGAAAGCTAAACTAATTCCTATACAGAAATTTGTAAATCATACATTCACATATCATACATTTTTTTGTGAAGTTGATAAAGAGTTCACTCCTGTATTGAATGAAGAACATTGTGGGTATGCATGGGTGGGTGATAATCAATATCCCAAACCATTACATCCTGGATTGTTTAATACTGTGAACTTTGATGTTGTGCAAGAAAAATTAAACACACTTACAAAAAAAGCGACCTAAGTCGCTTTTTTTATTTTAATAGCTTTGCTATCATATCGAATCCCAGTGATCCTAGAACTATACCTGCCCCCATCATCATCCATCTCCACTTTTCTAAAGCAGAAATTTTTGAAGCTAGTTCTTTATGAGCCCTAGTATCTTCCTCACGCATTTCTTTCAACATATCTCTTGTCTCATGTGCGTTACGATCAAGGCATTCATGCATATCTTTAAGATTACTTTTGATTTCGCTGACATCTAGTTCAATGTTTTTAACTTGAACTTGAAGTACAGCGATTTCAGTTTTAGTAGTCTGAGCTGGCATTTTAATAGTACTACTGGAAGTCATGATTAAGCACTAGCAATAACCACGATCGGGTTAGGTTGACCTTCGTATGTATTAGCGGCGTATGCTGTGTTGAATGTAGCGATAACATCAGGGTTAACACTATTAACAACAGCAGTACCTGTACCAGTACCTGCGGCTGTAGCAAGGAATGTAACACCTGTCATATTAGATGCCGCACCACATACTGACCAATCCGTTGTACCACTAGAGTAAATTGTATACAATGTACCTACTGACAATGAACCGGCTGCAACTTGTGTTGGGAAGATTTCACTGTTATAATCATTAACACTTGAAACGTATGCTGTACCAGAGGCTGCATCAGTAGACAAGATGTTCATTGTATTTGGTGTCAATGCTGTGTTAGCAACGTTAGCTGTATAGCACTGTGCAACTAAACCAGTTGTACCACCTTGTACTAGATACTTTGTCTTACCTTTTTGACGTAAGATGAAACCAGCTTCGTCATCAGCATACACATAGTTTTGACCTACACCAGTGATAGTTGCCAATGCGTTTGCTGTCAATGTAATACTGTCTTGCAATGCATCAGGTGTACCTGTTGCGGCAGTCATAACTTTTGGCGCGCCACCTAATGTTGCAGAAACAGTAAATGCGGCTGCGTTAGGAGTTGAATTAACAAAGTATGTTGTGCCTGTAACTAATGTACCTAAGTTAGCACTGAATGATACTGGCTGATTAACTGCCAATGTCAATGCGTTACCTGTTGTACCAATAACGTTACCAGAAACAACTGTGTTAGCAACTGCAACTGATACATAACCAAATGTAGCTGTAGCAAATCCTAAGTTAGTTGTTGTGCCATATTCATCAACTGCTTGAATTGCAGAACCAGTAGAAACTGTATTTGCAAAATCTGTACCAGCACCGTATACCAATGCGCTAGCAGTACTTGAGTAAATATTACCTGTACCAGAGATACCAATAGCTACACGCGGTAGAACTTGTGAACCAATGATAGCTGTATTACCACCAACTACACCGTATGTGTTAGCATTAGTTGCGGGGAAACCTGCACCACCTAGTGGGTTGTTGAAGTATGCATCAACTACACCAACAGAAGCAGAAACTGAACCACCTGAAGTGTCAGATAATGCGACTGGAGTGCGTGTTGTGTTTGCGCTTAAATCAGTAGCAGAAGCTGTGAAATTGTTATCATCAATAACTGTTAAAACCCAGTATGTTGTGTTAGCTGTTAAACCACCAACAGTAGTAGCTACTACGAATGGCATACCGGCGATAACGCCAAGAGTTGTTAGATTTTCAGTAACAGTAACATAATCTGTTGCCGCTGTTGTGTCTGTGATTGTTAAGACTGCTTGAGCCTTTGCGATTTTTAGAGGACGTCCCATTTGTTTTTCCTTTGATAAAATTAGCGGGTTCTAG